AACTAGATTAGAAAAAGAAATAGAAGAGTTAAAAGAAGTTTTAACATGGTGTAATGATATGGCTTACTGCACTTATTTAGATGAGTTAAATCTAAAAGAGCGGGAGCTCATGGAGTTGGAGTTGTTAAAATTATTTCAATCTGCAAGACTTAACGGAGGTGTTTAAACATGATTAATTATTCAAGTGATCTTAACAATGCACTTTGGCAGGCTATGGAAAAAGAACATTTAGACCCTGAAAATAAATTATCAGAAAGTCAATGGTCTAAGTTTTTAAGCATGTATTCTAGCATTTACGCAGATCAAGCTAGTGAAGTAGCTCAGGATTTATTTGACGAATATAAAGACAATTACTTAAATTTAAAAGGGAGTGTTTAAACATGGGAACGAGATCATTAACTTATATTTATGATTCACACAATGAGGAAATTTTAACTTGTATTTATCGCCAGTATGATGGCTATATCGCAGGGCACGGACTAGAACTTGCTAGCTATTTGTCAGGGTTTAAAGTTGTCAATGGCTTAGGGGCTAGAGATGAGGAAATAAAAGTCGCAAATGGTATGGGGTGCTTATCCGCTCAATTGATCGGGCACTTAAAGAACGGTGAAGCAGGAAATATTTATATCTATCCGCCTGTATTAGATCAGGACTGCGGGCAAGAGTATGAATATCACATTCACAAGGAAAGTATTGAAGCCTATGAGAGCGGTTATGGTAAGAATAAGAGGTTATTATTTACTGGCTCATGGGTTGAATTCTTAGAGTATTGCAGAGAAGTAAAAAGACGAGAACTTAAGGAGGTAGCATAATGCAACATAAAATTATATCCACATCAGACGCAATTCTTTATGGTATGCTTTTAATTGTGTTTGGTTTTAGTTTGGCATTTATTGTAATTTATCTAGGTTTAACAAATGGAGGTGGTGGCTGTGTTTAAACGCAGTCATCATCTAACTTAAAAATTTTAGTTGGTCGGTCATCAAAGATCGGCTCATGAACATGACAACGGAGGCAGAATAATGGACTTTACAACAGATTTACTAGACGAATATTGTTTTGAGAACTATGGTCACAAGAATTGGAAGCAAGAGTTTGATGACAAGGGTAGAGAAGTAATTACCTTTGAACCAGTCAAAGTGTTTAAACAACATAACAAGGAGGCAGTATGAAACTAATAGAGGGAACGGAAGTTATAGATAATTCACCTAACGAGAAAGCAGGCGAATTAGCAGAAGCAATCTTTGACGATGTAGTATTTATATTAGATTTAGAAGACAAATGTATTACGGAAGATGAGGACGGCGAATCATGCAACACAGAATTAGGACAAGAGTTATTTGATGGAATCTTTGAACAATGTAAGTTTTACTTTGAAAGGGAAGTATAATGTTATATTGGGAAGTATATGAAGACAAGACCCATGATCTCATTGGGTTTGTAAAAACAAGAACTTACGAAGAGGCACAGGACGAAGCGTTTAAACGATACAAAAGACCCGTGACTTTAATTTACCATGATCCATTAAATAAGGAAAAACAAAATGCAAATTAAAACAGCAAAAGAACTTGTGTTTTTATTAGGTTGGGATTACGATAGACTCTCATCAAGTAGTCAAGAGACTTACAATAAATTGTGTGAGGTTATGGGTGTAGCACCTTTTGATGATGAGGACTTCGGTGATGATAAACGATTCGATGATGCAGAAGGAGTTGTATATGAAGAAGATTAGGGCATGGAGTTTAAACGTAGTGTGGGAAGATGGTGAGGAGGATAAGAATATTGATGTTCCTCAACATATTGCAAATGATATAGAATATTATTTAGATGTTTTAGAGGAGGAAGAAAATGAAATCGTTTAAAGTAAGAATATTTTATAATGCTTTTTTTGACATGAACATTGATGCACCAAGTGAGGAGCATGCAAGAGATATTGTAGAGGACTATGCTATGGATTATGCGGAAGACGCAAAACTTCAATACGATTTTGCGGAAATTGATGAGATAAGGAGTGTTTAAACATGATTAAAGAATGGACAGCAGAGAAGTTTGAACCAGCATCAGAATATGAAGACATGGATGATAGCGTGACGTATTGTGTATATTGCTATGATGAAGTGCCTGATTGGAAAGGTAGTTGTTGTGGTGAGAATCATTTTCTAACAGGGTTTCAGATCAAAGAACATGAGAGAGATCTAAACGAAGTAGATAGGCAGATGAAATTTATGCACGAGGAGGTAAGACATGACTGATTTAGAGCAAATCAAGAGAGTGTTTAAACAAAGAGAGCATGAGAAAACAGCAGTTGCTATTGCGGTGATGTTATTTTGTTTAGCCCTATTTTTAATATTTAGTATTGACAAATACTTTTAGGTGTGCTAATCTATGTATATGCAGTGGAAATATTTAGTGGTTGATGAAGATGGTTTTGGACTTAAGAAATTCTTTTCTTTGTCTGATGCTAAGTATTTTTTAGAACTTCGGCAGGATTGTAAATTGGTTAAATTACCTTTTAAATCAAAGACTTGCATTTACAATGAATTACTTGACGAAGTTGGTGAGTGTTATTTTTAAGGAATGGTATGAGATGCGTTGCATGTAATAAATTGTTAAGTGATTTTGAATCCACAAGGAAATCAGTAAACACAGGTGAGTATTTAGATTTATGTAATCATTGTTTTCACACCATTCAAAGTGATGCACCAAGCACTGAACGAGAAGACTTACGAGATGAGGAAATTATTTACGATGATGACGATGACTTAACTGACATCTTTATTAGTGAATAAAAAGGGGAATCACTTCCCCAATTTATTACTAAACTAATAACAATCTGTTACTAAGATCATTATTTGTTCATTACATACATAGTTACTTCAAAGCCAAAACGCATTTCTTGAGCTGATGGAGTTGTCCACATAGTATTTCTCCTAAAAGTTGCATACAAATTTTTAGTATGTAGTAATATTATAGCATGAAAAGGGATTTCTGTAATGCGTTTAAACATTGTTAGAGGCTACGCAATATCATGAGTAGATTTATAGGACATATACCATGCCCAAAGTGTGGTAGTAAAGATAATCTTGCTGAGTATGATGACCATTTTTGGTGCTTCGGTTGTCGATACCACAAGACCAAAGAAGATATTCAAACGCTACGCAAGAGAGCGTTTAAACAAACTGAGATTCCTCCTGATTTAGTTGGACTCATGAATTGTTCTCGTGATCTTCCGCAAAATGCTATGAAATGGTTGTTATCTTACGGCATCTCCAAAGACGAGATAGAGCAGTATGACTTTCAATGGTGTGATGATAACTCATTGTTAGTGCTTTACAACAAGGACGGATATTGGCAAGGTCGGTCATTCGATGAAAATAGACCCAAGTATTTGTCAGGTGGGAATAAACCTTTGACAATTTATGGTAATGGCGATAAGATTATTTGTGTAGAGGATATTTTATCAGCAATCAAGTTGGCTAGATTATCGCCTGAATATTGCTCAACACCGCTACTTGGCAGTAGTATGCCTCTAGAAACGACACAATCGCTTATAGAACGATTTTCGCATGTTATTATATGGTTGGATAGGGATAAGGCTAAAAATGCGATTAAGATGGCAAGAAATTTGAAACAGAGGGGTATTTATAGTGAGGTAGTTATCTCACCTAAAGATCCTAAAGAATATAACAAAGAGGAAATGTTAAAATGGTTGAGAAGCAAATAATAAAATTATTTTGTGAAGATAAAAATCTCTTTACAAAATATTATAAATATGTTAATATAAATTATATTAAATTAAATTATAATAATATATATAAATTATTTATTATAATTAATAATTATTATATTAAATATATTAATAATAATAATATTAATAAATCTGAATTAGAAATAACTTACAATGCTAATTACTTACTCAATGAAGCAGAACGCAAAGAACTCATTGCTCTCATTGATGATATCTTCGCTACGGAAATTACTAACCATGAAGCAGTTGTAGAGCTTCTTGAAGAGCACAGACGTAGATGTTTAGCTGGTGATATTGCTCGTATTGCTCTCGATGTAGAAGATGGCAAGACTTCTATCGAAGAGCTTAACAAAATCTTTGGTGAGTTTGAGCACTCTCAGATTGAAGCTGATGAAGCTAAGGTTGTTGAGATGGATCTAAATTTACTCTACAACACACAAGTTAAAACTCAAGGTCTTAGATGGCGTTTAAACTTCCTCAATCAATCACTTGGTTCACTTCGCAAAGGTGACTTTGGATTCATCTTCGCAAGACCAGAGACAGGTAAGACTACATTCCTTGCATCAGAAATCTCTCACATGGTTCAACAAACCGAAGGTGATATCATTTGGTTCAACAATGAAGAGCAAGGCAACAAGGTTGCTATTCGCTGCTACTCTGCTGTGCTAGGACTTACGACTGAGGACTTATGGCGAGACATAGAATACAATCAACGTAAGTTCGAAGCTTTAACACAAAAGAGAATTCGTATATATGACTTCGAAGACTCATCAAGGGCTTCACGCATTGATGCTATCCTCAAGACGACTAATCCTGCATTGATCATCTTCGATCAAATTGATAAGATCAAGGGGTTCAAAGCTGATCGTAATGACTTGGAACTCAAGGCAATCTACCAATGGGCTCGTGAGATAGCAAAGATGTATGCACCAGTGATTGCAGTATCACAAGCAAGTGGAGAAGCTGAAGGTAAGTTGTGGCTCACTATGGATATGGTTGATGGCAGTAAGACAGCTAAGCAAGGTGAAGCTGACTGGATACTTGGTATTGGTAAAGAACAAGACAACACAAGTCGTATTCGATATTTGAATATTACTAAGAACAAATTACTTGGTGATGAGGATACACTACCTGATCTTAGACATGGTTCATCTCAAGTATTAATTAAACCTGAACTAGCACGCTATGAGGATCTATAATGTTTAAACAAGCTATCATTGACGGTATTGTTATTTGGTGTATAGTTTGGTTTGTAGGTTCAATGGTTAAACTTATAGAGAAACTAATATGAAATATAAAGTGATTGATGTAGAAACTACTACGTCTAACAAAGGTAATCCTTTTGATACAAAGAACAAACTTTGCTATGTAGGCATTGGAACTGACATGTATCCAATCGAGTATGGTGATGCTCCTTATGGAGAATGTTTAAACAATATACAAAAACAGATTGATGAAGTTGATGTCTTAGTTGGATTTAATATTAAGTTTGATTTACATTGGCTTAAGAAGTATGGTATTAACTTTGGTGACAAACGTATTTGGGATTGTCAGTTGGTTCATTTCGTCTTGGGAGGACAACAGAATCCTTACCCTAGTTTAAACGGTGTCTGTGAACATTACGGACTAGAAAAGAAATTAGATGAAGTCTCAGAGGTGTACTGGAAGAATGGTGTAGATACTCCTGACATACCTGAGGACATCTTAAGAGAATACTTGCAGAAAGATTTAGTATTAACAGAGCAAGTGTATTTGCAACAAGTAGAAGAGGTAAAGAAGAATCCATTACTGGCAAGGCTAATAAGTCTACATAATCAGGACTTACTTGTCTTACAAGAGATGGAATTTAACGGACTATTATTTAACCAAGAATGGAGTGAGGTGCTAGGAAATGAACTCGAAGAACAAATTGATAAACTTGATAGGTCATTGTTTCAATACCATGAATTTAATAACTTTAACCCTAACAGTGTCGATCATGTTAGTTGTCTCTTATATGGCGGCACTATTATTTACAAGCGTCAAGTTCCTGTGGGACATTATAAGACTGGTGACAGGGCAGGAGAAGTCAAACATAAGTGGGAAGAATTTAAGTTAGAATTACCAAGACTTGTTAAACCTTTACGAGGCACTGAGTTAGTCAAGGAAGGATACTTCTCGACTGATGAAAAGACTCTTAAGACTTTGACTGGATCTAAGAGAGCTAAAGAAGTAATTGAATTATTGTTGACAAGATCTTTATTAGAGAAGAGAATGTCTACATACTACAAAGGATTAGTGAACTTGATCGAAGAACAGAATTGGAAACGTAACATGATCTATGGTCAGCTAAACCAATGTGTAGCAAGAACAGGTAGACTATCTTCTAGTAAACCTAACTTGCAGAACTTTGATGGTGAGATTAAAACTTTATTTTATTCTAGATATTAGGAGGCAATATGGAACAGTATGATGATAATGTAGGTAATGATATAATTTCAGAACGACATGCAAGAGAACAAGCTTGGGTTGTGCATAGTATTCAAGATATGAATGATATCATTGAAGAGTTTGGTGTTGAGGTTGTGTTTAAACATCTTACAGAATACTCTCGTCAAGAAATAGTAAGACATCTAGCAGAGACGTTTTAATGCTTCTTCAAGCTGATGCAAAACAGTTGGAGTGGGTAGGAGCAACCTACTTTAGCCAGGACTCAGTTGCTCTAAAGGAGATATGGAACGAAGTTGATCAACACTCTGACAACCAAAAGAGATTTGGTCTTCCATCTAGACTTATTGCTAAGACGTTTGTATTCCGTCTTATCTATGGAGGATCTGCGTATTCTTATGCAAACGATCCTGATTTTAAGGACATTGGAAACGAACCCTTCTGGCAAGGAATTATTGATGAGTTCTATAAAAAGTATTCTGGACTCAAACAGTGGCACGATAAAATCTTCTTCGAAGCAAAGCGAGATAGAAAACTTGTTATGCCTACTGGACGAATCTACTACTACGAACCTGAAATAAGAAATGGTAAAGTGAATTATCCTAGAACAAAGATACTAAACTATCCTGTTCAAGGGTTGGGAGCAGATCTCATGTCGATTGCTCGAGTCAGTTTAAGAAATAGATTGAAAGGTATGGAAGCTATCCAAATGGTAAATACTGTACACGATTCAATAATACTTGACTTTGATCAAAAAGTATGGGATAATATAAGTATAGTCAACATTGTTGACAAATGTTTTAATGATGTGCCAGCTAACTTTAACAAGTTATTTGGAAAAGAGTTCAACCTTCCTATGAGGGTTGAGTGTCAAATTGGACCCAATTGGGGCGATATGCAAATCGTATCAGCAAATCATAACAAGGAGTAATATATGCAAATCACAGTAATTGACGTAGGTGCACCAAATACACACGCTGCTAAGAATGGTAGATCATACCAGTCTATGGAAGTAACTTATAAGAACGAGCAAGGTCAAACTCAATCTAAAAAGTTAATGTCTTTTTCTAATCCTGATGTGTTTAAACAAGCTAAGGATTGGCAAAAAGGAGATAATGTTAATGTAAATATGACTAAAGATGATGCAGGTTATTGGCAGTGGGTAAGTATTGGTGAAGCAGGTTCAGCACCATCAACTCCACCACAAGCTTATTCAGGTAAGCCACAAGCCTCTGCTACACGAGTCACTGGTTCTAACTATGAGACTCCAGAAGAACGAGCTAAGAAACAAGTTTATATTGTTCGTCAGAGTTCAATCTCAAGTGCCATTGATTTACTTAAGTCAAATGGTAATGATGTAAAAGTAGAGAATGTGTTATCAGTAGCTAAGCAACTTGAAGAGTATGTCTTTGGTAAACAAGCTGGTGTTGATGCAATTAACAGCATGCAGGATGATATTCCTGTTTAATGCAAGCTTTACTTGATCAGGACTTAGTATGTTTTAGATGTGCTGCTTCGGCAGAACACGATGATCTAGGTATTGCGATATACCGATTAGATGAGCTCGTAGATACTATTCTCGCTAAGACTGGGGCTAGTAGCTATAGAGCTTTTCTAACTGGTAGTACTAATTTTAGGAAACAAGTTTATCCTGAATACAAAGCTAATAGAACTCAGCCTAAGCCTGTACATCTAGAAGCCTTACGCAACTATAGTCTTGATAAGTTAAACGCAGAGTATGCTCCTGATGGTTTAGAAGCAGATGATGCTCTAGCAATTAACCAAACTAATGAAACAATTATTTGTACATTAGATAAAGATTTACTACAAGTACCAGGTTCTCACTTCTCCTGGGAAATTAGTGGTAAAGGTTGGACAAGACCTGACAGATTTGTTGAACAAACAGAACTCGAGGGTCTTCGTCTTTTCTACGAACAATGTCTTAAAGGTGATACTTCAGATAACATAAAAGGTATTGAAAAGATTGGCGAGAAGAAGGCAAAGGTTATGCTTGCTGGTTGCCAGTCAGAACAAGAGATGTTCAATATCGTAAGGAATTTATATGGTAATGATGATGAATTCATTATGAACGCAAGAGTCTTATGGATCCTTAGATCTATAGATGACGATTGGAAAAAGAGATTTGATGCCAACATTCAAAAGTAAACTAGAAGAGAAAGTCTGGGCTTCTTTAAAGAAAGTATTCCCAACGGTTAAATATGAACCTACTAAATACAAATATGTACAACCAGAGCAAGAAAGAACTTACACTCCTGATTTTAAAACTGGTCGTAGGAATGTATTTATTGAAGCTAAGGGTAAGCTTGATCTCGAGACTAGAAAGAAAATGGTGTGGTTTAAACAGTGCAATCCTAACATTATTATTATATTTCTATTTCAAAATCCTGATAACAAATTAACTAAAAGAAGTAAAACAACTTATGCTATGTGGGCTGAAGCTCAAGGGTTTCTATGGTTAGACTTCAGAAAGGATTGGCTAAGTGCTTATCAAAAACTGTGTGAAAAATGAAAATGGAGGTTACGACTTTCAGTTTAGTGTCAATGATGAGGAAGCCGAATATCTTATACACTTGGCTATTGAAATGTTGATTCACAGTGGTACTATTCAACTACAAGATCAAGAGTCTGCTCAAGATGAACTTGATTATTATATAAACAATGGAGGTAAAATATCATAATGGACTTTATAAATCTAGATAATATGTACACACCATTGTCAGCTACGTACTCAGCTTATGAGTATGTGATTGATAAAAACGTAAAGTATCCATCGGCATTACCAAAAGATAAGCAAGAGAAGTTTGAAAAGATGTTAAAGGAAGACGGATTTAAAACAGATTTACATCGTAAGATGTGGAATCCTAATTGGATTTATTCTAAGGAGGAATAGAATGAGCAAGATATTATTATTAGATATAGAGATGGCTCCGAATGTGGCTCATGTGTGGGGTATCTGGGATCAGAACATTGGTATCAACCAGCTTCAAGAATCATCGTATGTCCTGTGCTATGCAGCTAAGTGGTTAGGTGATAAGAAGATGGTCTTTGATTCTGTTAAAAAATCAGGCGACAAGAAAATGTTAGAGGGTATCCATAAGCTTCTTGATGAAGCGGATGCAGTCATTCACTATAATGGTAAACGATTTGATATACCTTCACTTAATAAAGAGTTCCTATTACATGGAATGTTTCCACCAGCACCATTCAAAGAGATTGACTTACTTACTGTAGCTAAAGGTCGCTTTAGATTTGTATCTAATAAGTTAGATTATGTTGCTCAGCAGTTAGGTCTTGGTAAGAAAACAGAACATAGTGGTCATGAGTTATGGGTACAGTGTATGGCAGGTATTCCAAAGGCTTGGAAGAAAATGGAAGAGTATAATAAAAATGATGTTATACTTCTTGAGAAAGTATATGAACGCTTTAAACCTTGGATTAAGAATCATCTTAACCGTAATCTAGTTGAAGGTACTGACCTATGTTGTCCTACATGTACCTCTAAGAATTTCCAGCGAAGAGGGTATAACATGACTTCGGCAGGCAAATATCAACGATATCAATGTCGTACATGTGGCAATTGGTTCAGAGATAACAAGAATTTGAAAGTTAAAGGTGACCTAAAGTTGGTGAATGTATGAAGCCCTTAGCCTGGTTGATCCGAGAGTTTGACAGTAAAGGTAATCTAGTTTGGTATGGCATACTTACGAGTGAGCCGACTGAACTTTCGTGGTTTAAAGACCTCAAGAATAAACAACATAACGTAGAGATCATTCCTTTGATTGCTGACGAAAAGAATATTAAGAAAGTTACTAATGTAAAGAAGTATGATAGTAAACTTTTAGTGGAGGCTAACACTGGATTATGAGTCAACTATTAGATAAAAGATTCCTTCGTAAGTTATATGATTGTTATATAACACTTCCTCCTTTCTGTGGTTTGCGTATGCCTCCAGCTAGAAAAGTAACCTTCGAGATTACTGATGCTGATGATTGCTATGGATTGTTTATTCCATATCCAATGAGGATACAAATCAGTACTGAAAACAATACCTTCTATATGTTATGTGATACTTTACTTCATGAGATGGTTCACTTGTATCTGTTTTATAACGGACATACAGATTACAATCAGCATGAAGAAAAGTTTAAGAAATTATCTGATGAAATATGTGAAACTTTAATGTTAAATCGTGAACATTTTCATTGACAAAGTTCTTTAAACAAGGTATAATATTATGGTGGAAGAGTTTATTGGATACGTTTTACATATAATACTTACATTACCTTTATGGGTATTAATTATCTTTATGTTTAAACAGTTTTATGATGAAGCGGAGGAAGAATGA